AGCAACCAGGAAGGCAATCATCGCCCTGGCGGAGAAGACAATCGGTAGTGTGGTAGACGGAACCGCAAGGATCAAAGAAATCGAAGGTGCCGCTCAGAACGATACGGTAATCAGATTCGTGCTTCTGATGAACAGCGATGACAGCAGATTCAAGGAAGACATTGAGATTAGAAAAATCAGAGAGAACTTGGCAGTATAAGAATACATAGAGATACCCGGTAGGCGAAAAAAGATTACCTGCCGGGTAATTTTTTGTCCCCGACATTTGTGTCGGGAGCATACATTACGATTTGAAAATGAAAGCGTGTGACAGTCCGTTTTTGAATGTGATACGCTGCACCTTGCCATCCTGGATGAAGATGCTGTCAATGATGCTGGTTACGAAAGAACGCAGAACCTCCGCATCAACAGATTGGGCCAGCCGCTTGTAATTGATGTAGTTTCGGTCCGTCAGCTTTTGGGCGATGATGAACTCGCTCGCCCTGGCAATGAACATCTCGTCAGAAACAGATTGCTGCCACTCGTCCGATTGCATGATGCCGATTTCCTCATTCAGTTCCTCCAGCTTGTCAGTGAGCTTGGTTCGTTCCAGGATGTATTCCTTCTCGGACATGGCATCTTCGGAATATAGATACAGACTGCGGAGCCTATCTAATGCACGTTCTGTCTTTTGCTTCTCTACACGCAGAGAGGCGATTTCGGAGCCGTTTTCCTGCTTTGGTTGAATGTTCGCACCCTTGCCGTAAACCGCTCCCTGGACCTTCCCCTTAGCCAGAACATCGTATAAATCAAGCAACCCGTCCTCCTGGATGCGGTCGATGTAATTGAAAGTGTTTCCGGTCAGAAGCCTTCCTTGCATCTCGTCAGCAGAAGCGATTTCCTGGAAGTCACGCTGGACGTTCAGCATATTGAGTATGTAGTTGAATACGAACTCGCCAACGATTGGATCAGAGGTGGATTTGCCGACACAAGAGGTTGAGCTTTTCCTCCTGGTAGGACAGCTGTATTTCGAGTATCGCCAGCCATCTGCACGGAGAGAAGCAGGGGCAGCACCCATCGGGCTTCCACAGCTACCGCAGAATATGAGTCCGGAGAAGATGTGAGTGTACTTCCCAGATTTGTAGTTGTTCTTCTTTTTGTTTATCCGGGAGTTAGAGTCCAGAATAGACATGATGCGTTGCTTCTGCTCTCGGCTTATGATTGCCGGATGATGATTTTCGACAGTTATCCATTCGGACTCGTCCTTGACCTTTTGCCTATTGCCTTCCTTCAGAACGTTGTAGCGATAATCGCCGCAGTACCAAACATTGCGGAGGATGATATGCAGAGAAACCGGACTCCATTCGTTGCCATGCCTGGTGCGGTATCCCTTTGCATTGAGAATCCGGGCTTCCCGGACAAGAGAACGCTCGTCTTCGTAGAGGTCATGGATCATGTGGACGATATTGCACTCCTCTGAGTTTATGGAGAATATCTGTTGTTCGGAATCCCAGTCATAGCCAAAAGGAACCCTGCCGCCGTTCCAAAGCCCGTTGTTCGCCCTGGAAATCATTGTGGCTGTGACACGTTCCGATGTCATGTTACGTTCCAGTTCAGCAAAGACCAGGATGATTTTGAGCATGGCTTCGCCCATAGCCGTACTTGTATCGAATTGTTCGTTTTTGCTGACGAAGACCACGCCCAGGTCCTTCAGCTCGTTATACATGGTCGCAAAGTCCAGAAGGTTCCTGGATATACGGTCAATCTTCCATACCAGGAGGTGAGTGAATCTCCCGGCACGAATCTGAGACATCATCTCCTGGAATTTTGGTCTGTCAGTGTTCTTCCCAGAGTACCCTGCATCCTCGAAGATTACGCAATCGTCAGTGCCGAGCATGATTTTGGCGTATGCCAGTAAGTCTTGCTTCTGCATCGGCAGAGAGTCACGGTCAATCTGATGCAGGGTAGACACCCGGACGTAGATTGCTACCCGGATATGCCCCGGGAGCGAAAGCTTGTTGTATGCCATAGTTTTCCTCCAATAGAAAACCGCCCGATTTCTCAGGCGGTCATAATTTTCTGTATTGCACCGCCCATTCCATAGTAGTCGCACCACATCGGCTCCAGCCGCATGAGGCCAGGAAGTGTGATGGTTTTCTGAATAGGCATTTTTTCATTCAGTACCTTTGTGGGGAGAATGTAGAAGTCCCACAAGTCCAGGTCCAAAGGAGTTTCGTCCTTTGAAATAGCTTTAAAGACGCAGAACACAAATACATCGGAGTCACGATGGAATGATGCGTCCGATTCTTTAAGTCCAGTCCCTCCCGGCATTATCGCCGGAGCAATCCCGAATGAAATGCAGTCCGGATGTTCTTCGTCCGATGATTCAGCATAGGCAGCCGCCTTTACCTCGATTCTGTATCCGTCTTTCGATATGAGGTCATAAGGTCTCTGAAGTGTTCTTGAAAGCCCATGGTTGATGTCCGGAACTTCCAGGGATGCAGCAACGATGAACTCCGCCAAAGCAGAGCGGCAGATGCCATCGTTTAGATCAGAATAAGACCACCGCCAAAAATCGTTTACGGTGAGGTTGATAGAGTTGTTGCCTACTGAGAATTGTTCGTTACCGATGTAAGTCATTAGTCAGTCCTCCGTAGATAGTCTGTTAGCCTAATAATCTTCGTTCTCCCTCAGAAGTTGGCTTCGGCATAGCTGAAACCATGCCCTCGATATAGCCAACTGCTTTCTGACGCAACTCCGGCGGAAGAAGGTGGAACTTCTTCAGTAGCTCCTCGTCCTCAGAATTGGAAAATTCCAGTGCGGAGGTAGGAGGCGTTGCATGGTCCTTGCCATACACCAGGTAGTCCAATGAGACATCGAAGTATTCTGCAAACTGCATGACTGCCTTTAGGGAAGGACTGCCTTTGCCTTTAGCCCAGTCAGAGAAGGTAGAAGTTGACATTCCCAACTCTTTTGATAGTTGTGTAGGCTTGATTTCTGCCTTTTCCATGAGGTCGTAAACTCGTTTGAGTAAATCTGACAAAAAATCACCTCCGAAAATAATTGGAATATTCCAAATTCATTATTGACAAACTCGAAAATTCCAGTTACGATGTTCATGTAAATTACAAATCACTACAACCTAACGTAAGGCAAAAGATAAGGGAAAAGCCATACGAAAGGCATATTACATTTCCATTCTACCAAAGAATTGCGGAAATGTAAATTACAAATCCGTACTGGAAGGAGGAAAGTCAGAATGGGAAAAGTGTTGTCGCCATGGTGTAAGCAGGCAAAGAAAGCGATGATCGACCTGGACATGACCGTGAAAGAGTTGGCTGAAAAAGTAGGGCTGTCCAGGGAGTACACTTCCGCCGTGGTAAATGGACGGATTTACGCAGAACCGGCGGTGAAAGCAATCAGTGATGTGCTCAACATCCCGGAAACTGCCTGCTCGTTAAATTGTAATTAGATTCTATCATGGAAGGTTGGTGACGAACATGGGTAACTTCTTGCCATTCAGCTCCTTGTGGCTGCGTCTGACACGTTCATCGCCGGAGGTGGACCAAATATACTCCGTTATTCCAGCATCAAGCTGTTGAGCCTTCTGAATCTGCCCGTTCAGCTTCGCTGTCTGATCTCTCGCAATGAGTTCTGCCCGGCGGCGGCTGGCACCGTATGCTTTCTGGATGTCTCGCACAATCCGGGTGGTGGTCTTTCCAGTAGTAAAGCCGTCATATACGATATCTCGCATCTTATCCAGTGTATCTTCCGGAATGGTCTTAATCAGACTGACATTCTCCTCTATCCATTTCAGAAGCTCCTTTTCGTAGAAGTCTCCCAGGTAGTAGTCCTCCTGGATGTCGATGCCAAGCGTCGCCTTGATTGCCCGTTTCCACTCCTTCACCGTCAGCTTGCGGTTGAGGTGTGCCAGGTTCTCCAGTTTCCGCCGGAGTCCGAAGCCCATCGTCCTGGCAATGACGTTATTCTTAATCGTGTTGAATATGCTGGTGATTGCCAACTGCAAATCGGTGGCAGAATCATTTCTCCGGTTCTTCACCTCGGCATCCCGTTCCTTCTTGTAGGCTTCCTTCAGCTTCGGAAGCTGCTCCTCCAGTTCCGTTTTCAGAATCGCCATGTAAGCGTTGGTGGTTCTGACATACTCCCTTTCGGCAGATTCCGGTATCTGTGGATCATACTTGCTTTTCAGCGTATCGTGACCGTAGAATTTCTTGCTAACCTTTTCCATCAGCAATCTGTTCATCTGGCGTTCGTTCATATCTATCACCACCTCCTTCAAAACAAAAACAGCCCATGCGGATAGCACAGACTGTTCGTGGTCTACTATTCAGTTTTCTCCTGCTATGCAGGAAGGGGAACCTTTTCTGTCGGGAACACCTTCTGCATCAGTTCCTGGAGCTTGGCATATCCGCCAGCAATATTGAGGAACTTCGTCTTATTCGGTTCCATGGCTTCCAGGTACATCATGCAAGCCGCCTGGTTCAGCTTGTAATATATCACGGGCTTATTCTGAGAGTTCATGCCGGATGTCTTCTCAAACAAAGCCTTGCTGCTGTCATCCAGCAGGGGCATTATCCGTTCTTCAATGCGTTTCACAATCTTGAAGTTCGGTGTCTGAAACAGTTCTGCAATCTGCAACGATGTGATGAAGCAATCGGTCATCTTAGATACTGCTTTTGGAGCATTTACCGCCTCATGCCGCCTTGTTTCTGCTTCAGTGGTAGGAATTTGTGTATCAGCAATAAACTCCTGCTCCTGGCTCAATAGCAAGTTCATGGCATATTTGAATCCGGCAGCGAATCCATCCTCCTCAAACTCAACCGCTACATTCATAGCCTTTTCATACATTGCAATCTGCAACTTCATGTTGGAAGGAATCGCCCCGGTCAAGAAGGAATCAAATGTCTCCGCCTCCATGACTGCCTGCTTCGTGTGCCTCTCCCCATCTTCAAAACTGCCAACATACTGTTTGAACAGCCCTCGGATTGCTTTTTCAT